AAAAAAAATAATATGTCTTGTAATTTAACAAAAGGAAGAAACATAACTTGTAGAGATACAGTTGGTGGAGTAAAGGCAATTTACTTTGCACAGTTTGATGAGGTTGCTTCTTATGTAACTGCTTCAGGCGAATTGACTGACTTTGACTTAGGTGGTTCTGATGACATATATAAATACACTTTAAAGAGGGGTACTGCTTCTTGTACTGAAACTTTAACAGGTTCTAGTGAGAATGGTACAGTATTTTATACTCCATCAGTTAATATCAAACTACACAAACTAACAAAAGAAGATCAAAATCAAGTAAAACTATTAGCTTCTAATAGATTGGTTATCTTCTTAGAATTAAACGAAGTACTAACGGCTAACTCACATAATGTGTTATTAGCTTTAGGACTAGAAAATGGAATGGAACTAAACGCAGGTACTAACGCAACAGGAACTGCATTTGGCGATATGAATGGTTACGACTGGACATTTGATGGTATGGAAAGAAATGCTATGGTAACAGTAGCTGACTATACTACAAATCCCCTAGACAATTCTGCATTTACATTTAATAGTATAATAACTACGTAAACTATTGTTTTCATATTTCTTAAAGGGGCTGCTTCGGTAGTCCTTTTTTTTTATCAAACAAAAACGACTTTTTTCTATTATATAGTAAGTAAACAATTATGATACACGCAACAACAGATTCTAATGCAGTTTTTATAGTAACGACAGAGGAGAAAAGAATTGATACTGGTGTACCATCAACGCAGATAAGATATTTGTTTAAATTAACAAATGATATGTCTGAGAATGTTGTTTATGCTTATGGGCAAAGTCAGGGAGTAAATGATAGATATACAAAGGTACAAATTAATTCAGGTGCTAATAGTGTATATACAGGAACAGTAAATTTTAGTCCTAGTGGGTATTGGACTTATGAAATATTTGAGGTGTCTTGGCAAGGTACAAGTGTAGTGTTAAGTGATACTACTGCACCTGAAACAGAAAAGCAAGTATTAACTCCTGCTGCAAATACTAAAGGAGTTGTACAAGGAAGTATAGAAAAAGGAAAATTAAACGTAGCAGAAGCATCAGGATCAGAAGAAGTACAATATACAGAACATTCTGCACCAACTGGTACGAATTACATATATGTTAGTTAAATAAATAAAAAAAATGGGAATAAAAAACACACAAGTTTTATTAAATGAACAATTAGGTCAGCAAAACGGAGTAGAAATATTTACAACTGCTGCACAAACAGGTAAAGATTACTATGCTATTTACTTTGTAAAAGAAAGTGTTATAGGTACTATCACTATGACTGATTCAACAGGTTCTAGTGCTTTACACACAACTGTACCAGCAGGTATGACTTTGTTTGGTAAAGTAACTGCTATTACACTTACAAGTGGTTTAGCTATTGCATACAAAAACTAAGAAATGAAATTAGCATTAGGACTATCTTTACCTACAAGTAACAAGGGAGGTCTTACACCTACTCAGATACAGGTTAATAACTTTGAAGCAAGGGTTATTGCTGATGGTGGAGTATTTGAAGCTAAGTCTTGTTTAGTAGACCAATTAAAACAATTAAATAATATAGCATGAGTTTATTAGATGATGTAAGTATTGTAGTTACTCCTAACGGATATAAGGCAGGAACTTTGTATGGTGTTTTACCAACAGCTATTGAGGGTGCTGATATAATTTTTAATGGAGATTTTGCTACTAATGTTAATGGTTGGACTGATGATTCAGGCGCAACTTTAACTTGGCAGTCAGATAGCACTTGTTTAGTTACTACGACAGGAGATAATACTTTTGCTATAAAACCAAGTACACCAGTTTTATTAAGTAATAAACAATATAAAATATCTTTTAGATTTAAACCTAATTCAACAGGTACATTTAGGGTAAGAAATGCTTCTAATGTAATGTATTCTTCAACATCTTTTATAGTAGGAGATTGGAATAATGTAGAGTTTATTGCAACTAGTACTAGTGTATATTTAGAATTTGGTACTACAGGTGGTAGTATAACAAATTTTTATATTGATGATATTGTAGTAAAAGAATGGACTGCATCAGATATGGATGTTACTAGAGCAACTGCTGGTACAAGAGTAGATGAGAATGGTTTAGTAAATTATGCTCAAGTTGTAGGTAGTGAAGTAGTAATTAATGGGGATTTTGACACAGATAGTAATTGGGCTAAAGGTGCTAATACAACTATAAGTGGTGGTAAATTAAATTCAAATTCAGCAGGAGTTTATGTTATAGCTAGTCAAGTACCATCACCATATATATTTCAAAATAAAGTATATAAATATTCAGTTACATATACAATAACAAGTGGAAGTGTAAGACTTGGAGATTCAAATCAAGTTTGGGCAGGAAGCACACAATCTACATCAGGAACATATACAAACATTGTAACATCTTCTTCCGTTGCTAATGGTCAAATATATTTTACTTCACCTAGTTCGGATTTTGTAGGTTCAATAGACAACGTATCAGTAAAAGAAACAGATTTAAACAACGTACCTCGTATAGACTACACAGGAGGAGGTTGTCCACATATATTATCAGAGCCACAGAGGACTAATCTTGTTACTTATAGTGAAGATTTTGGTCAATGGAATAAAATAGGAATTACAGTAACATCTAATTCATTAATAAGTCCTGATGGCACACAAAATGCAGGTAAACTTGTCGCAACAAGTGGTGCTTCAAATAAAATAATTTATCAATCAATATCTGCAAATACCTATACTGCTTCTGTATTTGCAAAAAAAGGAGAGTTTGAAGGTTTATTAATTGCAACTGGTACAACTGGAGCGTTTTTTAATTTAAACACCAATACTTACAGAACTCATTACACAAGTCCTCCAACAAGTTATAAAATTGAAAACTATGGTAATGGTTGGTATCGTTATAGTATAACTTTTACTCAATCATCTTCTGATAACCTATATATAGGTGTAAACGACAATGTAAGCACAACTTTTGCAATAACTGGAAACGGAACAAGTGGTATTTATACATTTGGCGCACAATTAGAAGAAGGTTCTTACCCAACATCATACATACCAACATCAGGAAGTACAGTAACAAGAAACCAAGATCAATTTACAAGAGATGGTATAAGTAGTTTAATTAATAGTACAGAGGGGGTATTGTTTGCTGAAATGTCTGCTTTAGCTAATGATGGAACTTTTCGAATTATATCTTTGTCAGATGGCACTGGTTCTAATAGATTATGGTTATATTTTACAGTAGGAAGTAATTTGATACAAGTTTTTGATGGCACTACTATTATGGCTCATACAATAGATGTTACAAATATGATAAAAGTAGCAGCAGTTTTTGATAGTAACGGAACGAGAATGTGGGTAAATGGCTCACAAGTAGGTTCAAATTCCTACGTTGGATTTAGTGGGTTTGACAGATTAAATTTTTCTTCTGAAAGTGGTAGTAATAATTTCTTTGGCAAAATAAAACAAGTACAAGTATATAAGACTGCACTAACAGACGCTCAATTAACAGCTTTAACTTCTTAATATGAATATATATAAACTACAATACACAGACAAAGCAACAGGAGATACTGACTTACTATCTAAAGGTACTTATGAAGTAGTAACTGAAGAGGGAGTAACACAAGATGTTTACAGAAATGGTACACAAGCTATAGTTTACATAGGAAAGATAGTAGAGATACCTGCAACTTATGATGATGAAGGACACGAGATAACTCCTCCTGTTTATTATGATGGAGTATTCTATGACTTAATGACTACAGAAGAATTTGATTTTGGAACTAATGAGATATTCCCAGTAGATTGCGTACATTCGTTTGCAGGTTATGAGAAAAATGCTGAGGGTACTGATATTGATCCTGAAGAACTAGAAGAAATATAAAAATATGGAAAATATACTAAGTGTAGATTTATCAAGTGAAACAAGTCCTGTAGTACAAGAGGTACGAGGTAGGGATTATATAGAGTATGGTACTGAAGAATGGAGAAACCTTTACCCACAGTTCTTAATAGACCTTTACTATAATTCTAGTACACACGCAGCTATTATAAATACTACTGCTGAAATGATAGCAGGAGAAGATATAGTAGTAGAAGAAAGCGAAAACTTAGAACAATTTGTTAAACTAAAAAAATTCTTTGCAGAAGCTAATGGTAAAGAATCACTACACGAAGTAATTAAAAAACTTTCATTTGACTTTAAGCTACAAGGTGCATTTGCTATTCATATTATTTGGAATAAAGCTAAAACAGAGATAGCTGAGATTTACCACGTACCTGTAGAGAGAGTTAGGGCATCAAGACCTAATGCTATGGGTGTTGTAGATTGCTATTATGTATGTTCTGATTGGAGTAACACAAGAACAAACAAACCAGTAAAGATAGCAGCATTTAATACTAAGGATAGAACTAATCCTAGTCAGTTATTATACTCAGGTCTATACAGTCCTAATATGGACATCTATCATACTCCTGATTACTTAGCTGCAAATAATTGGGCTTTAGTAGATCAAAGAGTTGCAGAGTTTCATTTAAACAATATATCTAATGGTTTTTCAGGAAGCTATATGATTAGCTTTGCAAATGGAGTACCTACACAAGAGGAGAGATTTCAAATAGAGAGAAGTTTAGCTGAGAAGTTTACAGGTGCTAGTAATTCAGGAAAGTTTGTATTAACTTTTTCAGATGATAAAACTAGAACTCCTGAGATTACACCAATTACTGTAAGCAACGCAGATAAGCAATATCTTGCGTTACAAGAACTTTTAGTACAAAACATACTTACAGGTCATAGAGTTACTTCTCCTATGCTTATGGGTATTAAAAACGATACAGGGCTAGGTTCTAATGTTGATGAGATGAATGCAGCATTTGAGATATACTTAAATACTGTAGTTGTACCTTATCAAAAACACATACTAAAAACATTATCTAAAATATTTGAGGTTAATGGTATGAACTTACCAATATCTTTTGTACAAGCTAAACCTATTACATCTAAGTTTACAATAGAAGATATGAAAGAGGTAATGACACAAGATGAAAT